CGGCGAGTAGTCGAGCCGCTCGTTAGGCCCGAAATACGCGTCGCATCTGGTCTCGGACGAGAACACGATCGCGCGCTCGGCCGGCATGTAGGGCGTTTTGGTCCCGGTCGAATCGTCGTACCACTCGTCATAGGTGAACACGTCGAGGACCTTACCCGAGGCGATCTCGAGGCGGCCGCGATAGTCGAAACCGGACTCGACCATGAACGCCCACTTGCTTGGGACAGTGCGAAGGCCGCCGAGCTCGACCATCTCGAAGCGCATGACATCCGCGTCAGCGGTGATCTTTGTGTTCGCGCGGATTCCGGCGTATGCGCTAGAACCGCAAATCAGGCCGTCAGCTCGGACCTTGCCATTTTTGCGCAAGAGCTCGGACGCTGTGTTGAGATCGCCGAGGATGTCCGTTGCGGCCGTGAGCCAAGCTCCCGAGGCCGAAACGGTGTGCGTCGAAAGGCGCTTGAAATCGTAAAGCCATTCGGTTTCCGTCGCGCCGATGATCGCCGGCTGCTTGCCGGTGAGAACCACTTGGGCGGCGAGGTACTCGAACAAGCGGATGTGTTTGCGGATGTGTTCACGGTGAGCTTTGAACGCTTTCATGCGAAGGCGTTGACGACCTTCCATGCGCTCATAGGGGCTTTCCCCTGCGGTCCGCTTGCGCAGCTCCCCGGCGGAGATGTAGGTCTCTTCCTCGGCGAACGGAAAGCGGAAAGAGCGCGTTGAGAAGAGCTCTTGAATCGCGAACTTCTTGGGGTCGATGTCATGCGCGTACATGCCGCGCGGGAACATCTGTGCGATCCGCTCGTTGCCGCGGACGATGTCCACGTCGATCTCGATGTCCTCGGCCTCGAAGATCCGGCTACCGCCGCCAAGGCGGCCGAACAGGGATTGAAAGCCGGTCGGCGTTGCGATGATATCGCGCTCATCAAAGACGCCGTCCATGGTGCGTTTGTAGATACTCGGCGCGGTCGGGCTTGCTAGTGTCATGTCAAAATCTCCTAGTCGTTTTCTTGTGCGTCGATCGCAACTGAATCGACCGCGATGATCCCGAGGTTGTTGACGAGATAGTCCTCGACGGTGACGGCCAGCCCGTTGACCTTGATCACTGACGCCAAGGTTTGGCTGTTTTCGAATACGAGTTGATTCTTGTCGACATAGACGGGGAACCCGCCCACGAGAACCTGCTTTTTGGTCACGTCACCGGCGACGAGCGCGGCCGCGGTGATCTCGTTTCCAATGTAGATCCCGGCGGGGATCGTCGTGTATACGTCGCCCGCGGCCGCGGTCACAACTCCGCCGCCCGCGCCGGTCTGGCCATCGAGGCCGAGAGTCGTACCGGTCGAGATGTCCGTGCCAGACCCGACGGCTGACAGGACGGAAATCGACGAGATTCCCAGGCCCTTTTTGAGCGACTCGAAACGAACGTTTGTCCCGATTCCGTTGACATTCACGCACCGGAATTTTCCGGCGACGAGCGGGCTCGAATTGATGATGTCCGGGATCTGCGTGACAGCGGTCACCGTCGAGAAATTGAGGCCGGTGACGTTGATGACCTCGCCGTCAACCGTGATCGAGAACGAACCGTCCGTGACGTCATCCCACGCGGTATAGGCGCCGGCCGTGGTGCCACACGTCAGGTAGGCGCTCGTCTGTACAACGTCGACGTCTGCAAGAGGAACCCACTTGCCAGCCGAGTTTTTGGCAACGACCGTGAACGGTGCGAGCACTGCGGTGCGGCCAGCTTCCTGCAGGAAAGTCTCTTGACTCCGAACGACGCGATCGCCGCCGCCGAGGTAGAAAGGCTTGTTGGTGTTGTCGGTGATGGTCAACATTGTCATGGGTTATTCCCTCCCGAGCTGTGCGCGCATCTGCTGTACAGCAGACTCGAGCGCAGCGGCAGACATGATCGATCCGTCAACTGGCACGGCCGACTCCAAGGCCCTGGGCTCGGGGCCCTTTGCCTCGGCGGACGCTTGCCCGGCTTCCTCGATCTTGTTGCTCGCGTGTTGAGCGTCGAACACCGCGACCGCGCCCTCGAGCGCCTTGGCGTGCTCGTGCCCTGAAAGCACCTTTGCCGCGATCGACTTGATCACGGCCGGGTAAACATCCGAGGCGAGGATCGGGGCGACGGCTTCCATTCGCGCGTTGATCTCGTTTTGCGCGGTCGCCGTTTTCTCGAGCATCGCCTCGAGCTCGGCAATTCTGGCCTCAAGCTCTTTGCTCATTGTTGACTCCATTTCGGCCGCGCAAAGCGGCGCATCATTTTCGGCCGCGGCGTCATGCCCGGTCGCTCGCACTATTTGATCATCGACGGCCTTTGGGCCTGTGCTCGAGCTCGAGCTCGAGCTCGACCCGAAACCGTCGATCACTTCGTCGATCATCCCCGATGAAAGGGCGCTCGACTTTGACCCGTCAGGATCTACCGCGATCAGCATACGACCGCGGCCGAACGTCGTTCTAACGGTCTCGGCGCTTACGCCTCGCCCCTCGGCGATCCGCTCGATAAAGGCGCGCTCGAGCGCGTCGACCTGGTCTTGAATGACAGCTCGCCCGGCCTCGGTCCCGAGATCCGGGCGCTTGTCCGGAGCGTTGCGCGAGACCACGGTCACCACGCCGAACCGGCGATCGCGATCCGATCGGTCGATCGCCACGGCGACCACGCCGATCGAGCCGGTGAGGTTAACCGGGCTCGTCGAGACGATCCGGTCGGCCGCGCTCGCGAGCCAATAGGCCGCGCTCGCGACGTTGCCAGTGTTGACCGCGGTTATCGGTTTGGTCGCTGCAGCTCGAGCGATCGCGCCTCGGACTTCATCGACTCCAAAGACCTCGCCGCCGGGCGAGTCGATGGCCAGCCGGATCGATTGCACGGCGGGATCCGCCATCGCCTCGGCGAGCGCCTTTTCAATGTCACCATACCCGGTCCCGCCAAGCCCGAGGAGCTCGTCGAGCAGGTCGGGCCCGGCCTTGGAAAGCATTCCCTCGATCGCGATCGTCGCGACACCGTTCGAGATCGAGAGGATCGACGACTCGCGCCGAGCCGTCCCGAGAAAGAACGCCTCGTGCTTTGGGTCGATGTCGGTGAGATCGAACCGCTCGCGACGAGATAGGTAGTCAATGACCGCCGTCTCTTCGCATGCCCAGATCTGGTAAAGCTCGTCGCTCATTTGGACGCTACCGATCTCGATCCCGCTGTATCGCGTTGAAAGTGCCAGCCCACGGTTGTTAGAGCAATATCGCCGGCGTAGTCATCGGCGCCGTTCGCGGGGTTGCGATAGAACCGGAACGACACTTGGGGACCTACGTCAGTAAACGAGGAAAGCGCGATCTCGCCGAAATCAGCGAACACGAGCTCAGTTAGAACAGCTGCAGCCGTGACGGATAGTGTCAGCGTTTTTGTTCCGTAAACGACCGTTGTCCCGTAAACGATCCGATACTCGAACCCGAGGAACACGCTACCGGACGCGGCCGTCAACTTGAGAACATGCGCATGCGGATAGATCGAGGTTCCGACTTTCCACGCATGCTCGAGCTCCTTGGAGCCCGAGGCCTCGACGGTAGCCGATCCGTTCTCGAATTTTGGGATCGTGATCCCGGTTGTCGGGATGACATAGGCCTTGGGCGCGCTGTTACCTCCGGGAACGGTGAGGGATAGCACGTCGAAGTTCTGATCATCCCACAGCGGGGACGAATAGAACCCGGGCCTAAAGCCCGGTCCGATGTTCGACGCCGCGGATCGGTATGTACGCACTTGATCGGTCATCTGTGGTCGCCCCAAAACACGATCGAGAGCGTCGATGGTGTAAGTACGGCGTCCTCGTCATCGCACTTCGAATAAACGCGGAGCGCGTCGCCATAATTGAGCGTTACGATCCCGGCAATCGCCATTCCGTAAATATGATTCGGCGTTGCAACCGTAACCGGTGTTTCCATTCCAGTGACCAGCGCACCGTTTTTGAAAAGCCCGTAATACAATGCGCAATTCTTACTTACTTTCAAATCGCTTGATCCTACAAATAGAATCGCGGTGTTGTCGCACCCTTGATAGGTCAGAGTTCCGTTAGAGTTTGCTGAGAAAAACCGCAAGGCGTTGCCCGCCCATGTCCCCGGGATCGGCTCGTACGTGTTAGCGACGGCATAGTCCAGCGGCGCCGGTGTCGCGAGATACAACTGACCACGCGCGAGTAGCCCGTTGCCCGGGCCCAAAACAGGGGAATGCGCTGTCACAGATCCACCCTGACGCTACCGGCCGCACCGTGAGCATAGATGTACACGTCGATATTAGACGGCGACGAGATCGGCGTCGAGACCTGGGACAAGGTGACAGCCTCGGCGAGTGTTGTCGGCGCTGGGTCGCCAGTGACTCGGTATGTATGCGAATACTGATTCGGAGCGTTGCTCAGTATATGGACTTGACCGGACGTCACCGACGTTGCGACCTTGGTCCACGCGTCTTTAGTGCAAGCTGTCACGGCGGGATTTGCCATTAGTTGTCCCCTTCATTTTGTACGTCGTTCTCGTCGCTCGTGTCGTCCTGCTCGTCCTCGACGCTACCAGGGGCCCGCGTCGATGCTGGCGAGGCCTGGACGGGCGCGGGAGTGGCCTGCGCTGTCTTCTCCCATGGCGGGATCGGATGGCTCTCGTATTGCCTCGCGAGCCTGGCCACGTTCTGCTTATACCTCGAGCCCGAGAAGTTTTGCGCCACGGCGTCGAGGCTTTGCGCGCCGAGCTTTACATAGAGCTCGTCAGCCTTGGCGGTCTTGGCGGGATCTATGTTCGGCATGGGAACACCGGACCACGCGCATTGAGTCCACGCGGAGCGGAGCATGGGATCCGAGAACCCTCTCGCGATAACTCGACCGGCGGCGATCTCGCCCCAAAGCCACGACGAATAAACGGCGTCGAGGAAATCGGCCGCTTGCTCGTCGCGCCAGATCTGAGCAACGCGCCAAAAGAGCATGAGGCTTGCCCTGCTGGCGCTGTAATTCGAGTTAAAGCGCATGAGCACTACCTCTATGGGGATCGAGTTGCTCGCGCTCAGATAGGCCGCGAACGCGTCCACGAACCCATCGAAGTTGTCGGCAGGGGCTGTGTTTGCAAACGGCTTGAGCTTCTCGCCACTGTCGAGGCCGTAAACGACCGTCGATCCGGGCGTGCCGCTCGCCGCTTCCTCGATCACTTGGTAACTGAATTGCGATCCTGTATCAACCACGCTCGCCGTCGGGCTGACGCTCGAACTCGGGCCGGTTTTCGCTTGAGTGATCGCCTCGAAAACATTGTCGCTCGGGCCGTTGTCGCCGGCCTCGATCGACAAGACGAGCTGCGATTGGTTGATCGCCTTTTTGATATGCGCGGATTTGAAATCCGTTAGATTCTCAAATTCCTGCAGGCAATGACTGAACTCAGGAAAGCCCCTAACCTGATTTGCATACTCGGCGCGGTAGCCGTGAATAACCAGCGGTAGGCCGTTCGGCGCCGTTGCCGGGATCCGTTTCGGAACGTAGTCTTTCCCGGTCCACTGGTAATAGTGATATGCGATCTCGCGCCCGTATTGATCGCGCTCGATTCCAGAATCCAGATAGTGGTTAAACCCGACCGTGCTCGTGAGGCCCGCGGTCCCTTGAATGTCATTAGGATCGATGAAGCCTATTTGAAGCGGGTTCAAGAGACCGCTTTGCGCATCGTAATAGAGCCGCGCGAAATACTCACCATCGCGGACTTGACTCATATGGGCGAGGCGCTGCAGCTGATAGAGGTTCATGTTGCCCGAGACGTCGACGGTCTTTTGCCGGGCCCATGCGTGGAAACGATCCGATACGCCCTCGCTCCAATCCACGGCTTGGTCCTCGGTGAGACCGAGGATCGCCGCGGCGGGCTCGGGGACGAGCCTTAGACCACGGTCAATGACCGAGTCGGCGAGCCGCGTGACCATGGCGCGATACTCGACCGAGTCGTGGATCGCCGATCGCGAGTTCTGCCGGAGTAGATAGTTGTCGAGAAGCGGTGACACACCATTGGCGGAAAGGCCGAAATCCCACTTCGCGCCGGTCCCCACGCCGCCGGATCTCAGGGCACTGCGGCTCGTGGTGAGTGACGCGCCATAGCTCGCCGACCCGGATCCCGGTAACGCGAGATAGGGATTTGCAAGCGGGTTCGCCTCGCCCTGGCCAGCGCTTGAGAAGAGCCGCTTGAAAAAGTTGCCGACCTTGCTCAAACCGACCACGCTT